GAAGACGGGGCTGGAACAGGAAAAGCTTTAGCGGATTCAAAATCCTATTCAATTACATGTATCGGGGCACTTTTAGGAACGATTTCTTCCGCACAAGTACACCGAAATATTGGTCACGTTGCAAACTTTAATCAAGTTGACGGAACAGAATTCGACGAACCAGCAATTGCAATAACAGGAACGACTTTTCTTGTTAAGGATCAAACGTCTTCGGCTTTGGATTCGTTGAATGATTACGGATATATCTTTTTAAGAAAATTCGTCGGGTATTCTGGGACATATTACAACGATTCGCCGACATGTATTCCCGTAACAAGCGATTACGCGTACATTGAAAACAACAGAACAATAGACAAGGCTGTTCGAAGTGTTAGAACTTTGCTTCTTCCATTTACGAACGCCCCTTTATATGTTAATGAAGACGGCACGCTGACTGAAGACGTAATTTCTTTGTATAAAAACGAATGCGACAGGGCTTTAGAACAAATGGAAATTGACGGCGAATTGTCGAATTTCTTGGTAACCATTAACCCAGCGCAAAACGTTTTGACGTCTTCGAAAGTTTCAATAGCTTTGAAGCTTGTTCCTGTCGGGGTTGCACGTGCAATTGAAGTGAATATAGGTTTCGCTGTTAATTTATAAACTTTAAAAATTTAAAAAAATGGCAACACCATTAATAAACGGAAGGGCTTACGATTTTACACAGATAATCGTAACTATTTTAGGCGTTCCAGTTACTTCTGTATCTAAGTTGACATACAACCAGAAACAAGAGAAAAAGAACAACTACGGACAGGGAAATTTTGCTGTTTCAAGGGGACAAGGTATAATTGAAGCGGACGCGAGTATAGAAATGTCTATGAATGACATCGAAGCAATTCGCGACGTGGCTTTGAATGGTTCTTTGTTGAACATTCCCGCTTTTGATATTACCATATTTTTTGGAAATCCACAAAAACCAGTAACGCACGTTTTAAAAAATTGCGAATTTGTTTCCGACGGCGTGGACGCGTCCCAAGGAGACACAGACGTAAAACAAACGTTCGACTTGGTTCTTTCTCACGTCAAATTTAGATAGGAAAAACGTTCTAAACTATAAAATAAAACCGCTCAATTAGGGCGGTTTTTTTTGTATATTTGGAATTCATAAAAAACAAAATCAAATGGAAAAAGAAACAATTTTAAATGAAGTTCCGAAGAACGCTAAATTCGTTCTGGAAGTAGAAGGAAAAAAGGCGTATTTGAAAGCAATTTCAAGAGCGACGTTGGAGACAGCTATGGGGTTAATCATGCCGACGCACGGAAACCCGCGTTTAATTACGGCTGGCGAAATAATCTTGAATAGTTGCTGGATTTCTGGGGACGAAGAAATAAAAAAAGACGAAGAACTTCTTGTCGAAGCGTGCCTTCAAGCCGTTTCTTTAATCGAAAGAAAAGAAGCTTCTTTAAAAAAGTTATAGAGCGGTATCGACTGAATTTAGACGACGAAAACGCGGACGAACTTAGAAAAATGTCCGCGTTAATTCGTTTTTATTTTAAGGTCGACCCATATAAATTAAGCGATAAAAAATTCGCGAAATTATGGGGCGATTTGGAATTCTGTTTGAAGCACCAATCCGACCGCTATATGCCACACGGGGAAACTGAATAAATTTATATTATGTCACAAAATCGCGAGGAATACATAATTTCGTTAATAGATAGGGGGGTTTCTTCTGGGCTTCGGGACGTTTCGTCCAGCGTTAACGATTTACGCGACAAAATGGACGGATTGCAAACGAAGGTCGGAAGCGGTTCGCGTGGGCTTTCTGGTTCTTTGTCTGGACTGGTCGGAATGGTCGGAAGGCTTGGGGCTGTTGCTGGGGTTGGTTACTTAGCGAAACAAGTTTGGGACTTAGGCACAGGAATGGAACAAACCCGCGTCGCTTTTGGTACGTTTATGGGCGACACACAGAAAGCGAATAAGCTTATCGGGGAATTAAACCAATTCGCCAACGTGACGCCGTTTGATAATGCCGAAGTAATAAAATCGGGGCAAATGCTTCTGTCGGCTGGAATGGTTGCCGACGATATTAAAGGTTCTCTTGGAACTTTAGGGGACATTGCTTCGGGGGTAAAAATGCCCTTAGATGAATTAGCTCAGATTTATTCAAAATCAATGAATAAGGGCAAATTACAAGCGGAAGAATTGAACCAGATTTCGGAACGCGGAATTCCTTTAATGCAAGAACTCGCGAGAATGACAGGAAAGTCGAAAGGCGAATTATATAAACTTGCGGAAAGCGGGGCGATTACTTCGGACGTACTTACAACAGCTTTTCAAAATATGACATCGGAAGGCGGTATTTACAATAATTTAATGCAAAAACAATCCGAAACGACGGCGGGGAAATTTTCAACGCTTATCGGACAACTTCAAACGATAGGAATAAAAGTCGGCGAAGCTATTCTTCCAGTATTAAACGCATTCGTTTCTTTTGGCGTTGCTATTACGTCAAATAAGGAATTATTGAAAGACATTGGAATCGTTTTGGGAATTGTCGCGGGGGCTTTGGTTGTTTACAAAACAGCCATGTTAATTTCAACAATTGCGACGGGCGGTTTTTCGACGGCTTTTGCTACTTTAAACGCTATAATGTACGCGAATCCTATCGGGGTTATAATTGGGGCGATTGCTTTACTTGTTACGGGCGTTGTTTTAGCAATTAGACATTTTGAAACATGGGGCGAAATCCTTCTATTCCTTAGTGGCGGGCTTGGAATGATTGTCGTTCTTATAAAAAAGATTTACGACGGTTGGGACGGAATAAAAAATGCTTTCAAGTCTGAAGGAATAATTTCTGGACTTAAAAAAATTGGTTCTATTTTGCTGGACGTTATTCTTTCGCCGTTACAAAAAATATTTGAAACCTTCGGAATGGATTCTTTCGCAAAGAGCATAAAATCGCTTCGTCAAAAAGTAGGAATTGACATCGAAAAGAAAACTACAACAACAGAACAGAAAAAGTTAACGAATCCTTTGGCTGGAACAATGGAAAAAACGAACAAGCGAACAAAAACAGGCGAATTCGTTATTCCAGAAGCTAAAACAAAAACGAAGAAAACGAAAGTTTCAAACCTTAAATCTGGACTTTCTGAAATAAAAACTTCAGCCCCCAAAACATTTAATATAAATATCAATTCTTTGATAAAGGAACAAAATTTCGAAATGGTTAAAGACGTTTCCGAAATGAAGACGCTAATAAAAAACGAAGTTTCCCGCTTATTGTTAGGCGTTGTTAACGACGTTCAAACAACATAACAAAATGGCTTTAGGTACTTACATAATTAACGGGGCTGGCGTTTCGGCTTTAAAGACTAAAACGTTTCGTATTCCAGAAGTTCCGAACGAAGATAAAAAGTCTGGCGTTTCTTATTTGGGGACGCCTGTATATTCAAATTTAAAGATACGTCCTTTTTCTTATGAAGATTTGGACGGAAACATTATTTCAATAAAAAAGGGAGTTACAATTAATTCTGTTTCGTTTACCATAACACAAACAAAAAACATCGTAACGACGCCAATACAAGGGCGAAACGGAACAGAAAAAGAATACGTTTCAGACGGCGACTTTCAAATAGAAATTTCTGGGTCAATAGTTTCAGAATCGAACAATTATCCAGAAGAAGACGTAAACGAATTAATCGAAATTTGCAAAGCACCGATTCCGATTCCTTCCGATTCTTTGATTTCGGAGTATTTGAATTGGTTCGGAATACATACGATTGTAATTGAAAGTTACGACTTCCCACAAGGCGAAGGGACAAGGAATCAACAGAATTTTTCGATTTCGGCAATTTCAGACATTCCGATTCAATTTGAAACAGACGAATTTTAATAATGAAAAGACTATTTTCTAAAATAACATTTACACACGCCAGCGGAAACACTTCTGTTTTTACGTATGTAAATGAAATTTCCATAAAGTCAACATGGAAAGAATTTGTCGATACTTGCGAAATAATAATTCCTAAAAACACAGAAAAGAACGGAAAAACGCTTGTAACTGGGTTAAACTCTTTGTTTAAGCGTGGCGACAAGGTTAAAGTCGAACTAGGTTATTATCCGAAGCTAGAAACTTATTTTACTGGGTATATTTCAAAAATAAATCTGGACGCCCCTTTGAAGTTGTTTTGCGAAAATGAAATGTTTTTGTTAAAACAAAACACTTTGACGAAAAGTTATAAAAACGTCACGTTAAAACAATTGTTGACAGATATTTTGCCAGCTGGAATAAAATTTTCAGTTCCAGACGCGACGCTTGGGGCGTTTAGAATTACGAATGTAACGCCGTTGCAAATTCTGGAAGAAATAAAAAAAGTTTACGGAATGGAAGCGTTTTTCAAAAATGGCGTTCTTTATTGCGGACTTATGTATATTCCAGAATTTTCGAAGGTTTTTAACATTACTAAGGAAAGAAACGTTATCGACAATTCTTTAGAATGGCAAAACGAAGAAGACGTAAAAATAAAAGTAAAAGCAATTTCCATGAAGCCAGATAATTCGAAAATAGAAATCGAAGTCGGCGACGTTGGAGGCGAGCAAAGGACGGCACACTATTATAATTTGACGGAAACACAGCTTCGAGAAATTGCAACCCGTGAAATAACAAAATTCAAATATACGGGTTATCGCGGTTCGTTCCGAACTTTCGGAAATTCGAAAATAAGTCACGGAGACATAATTAATTTGAGGTCAAAAAAAATAAAAGAGCAAAACGGAACATATTTTGTCGACGGAACGGAAACAACATTTGGACAAGGGGGATTTCGTCAAAACGTGGAACTTGGAAGAAAAGCAATCGTTAACGCTGGGACTTCTGTTTCGGAATTTGTTTCTGGTTCGTCGGCGTCTGGAATTTTTAATTTTGATTAAATGAAAACAAAAAAAAGTATTTCGGAACTAATAAAGGAAATCGCAAAAAATCCAAACGAAGAAGTTTATTCGGCTGTTTGCGTTGTTTCTTCTGTAAACGAAACAGAACGAACAATCGACGCAAAACCTGTTGACGGAAGCGGGGAAATTTTCGGCTGTCGTTTGCAAGCGTCAATAAATTCAAAGTCTGGATTTTGCCCTATTCCGAAAGAAGGTTCTTTTGTTCTTGTAACATTTTTAAATCAATTGAACGGATATGTCGCTTTGTGCACCGAAATCGACAAAATATTAATCGATACAGAAACGGAAGTAATATTTGACGGCGGGAATTTTGGCGGGCTTGTTAAAGTGGGAGAACTTACGTCTAAAATAAACGCTTTAGAAAGCGAATTGAATGATTTAAAGAATTTTATTACAGCATGGATTCCAGCACCAACGGACGGGGGGCTGGCTTTAAAGACGTTATTAACTGACTGGGGGACGTCTTTAATTGTCCCGACCAATAAAACGGAAATTGAAAACGATAAAATAAAACATTAAGAAATGGCGACTTATAAAGACATTATAACAGACAGCGACGGCGATTTAATTATTGATTCTGGCGACTTGAAATTCGACGAAAGTGATTCACAGCACGTCGAACACATATTAACAGCCGACAAAGGGCATTTTCGACAATTTCCCCTTGTCGGAGTTGGAATAAAAAGAATGACAAACGGCGAATTTAATTCACAGGAAATAAAACAAACGATAAAATTACAATTAGAATCGGATAATTATTTTGTTAAAAATATTTCTGTTGATAACGGACAAATTAATATAGACGCGGAACGAAAAAACAATTAATATGAAATACATCCCACAAAACGGACAAGACATTTTCGACGTTTTATTGCAAAACTTCGGCGATATTGAAAGCGGATTATTTCCGACACTTCAAACGAACGGACTTAATATTAATACAAGAACGCTATTTGGCGAAGAATTAACTTTAAACAACGAAGGCGTCGGCGTCGAAAAAGTGAAAAACTACTTTTTAACGTCTAATTTTACGACGAACAATTCCGACGAATTGACATTTATAAAATTCGGCGATTTCAATTCCGATTTTAACAAAGATTTTCTTTAATTATGGCGACTAGAAACGAAATAAAGGCTTTAATAGATAGTTACATTACTACAAACGGAATTCAAGCCATTACAGGGGTAAAATTGAACGAAGTTCTTCAAAGCATAGCGGATTTTTTTATTCATTCAGCGGATTACGACACGGACGGCGACGGAATTGTCGATAAATCGGAAACTTTACAAATAACAGCCAGAAATTCCACAGGATCAACGATAACAAAAGGAACGGCTGTTTATATTAGCGGAGCGACAGGAAATCGACCAAACATTATTTTAGCACAAGCCGACGCGGACGCGACAGCGGACACGACCATAGGAATAGTAGTTGCGGACATTTTGAATAATGCGGACGGGCAAGTTTGTGTTAATGGCACTTTACATGACTTAGATACTTCAGCATTTACTGAAGGCGATTTGCTTTATTTGTCGTCGTCTGTTGCTGGTGGGTTGCAAAACACTCGTCCAGCGTCCCCGAACCACGCTGTTTTTATTGGTTACGTTGCAAGAGTACATGCGACACTTGGAAGGCTTGTAATAAATATCGACAAGGGAAATCATTTAGAGTATTTACACGACGTCTTGTTGACGACCTTAGCGGACAAGCATTTTTTATATTACGATTCAGCTTCTGGGTTATGGAAGAATAAACAACTTGTTTACGGGGACGTTCATTTACAAACACAGGACGTTTCTTCGTCTGTCGGAATTACGCCAGCTTCAAACATCGACTTTAATAAAGTAATGGCACAAGCCGAAGCGTTAACGATAGCAAACCCAAACGGAACATTTGTTGAAGGTCAATCTTTCATTTTAAGAATTAAAGATAACGGAACAGCAAGAGCGTTAACATTCGACACGAAATACAGAGCAATAGGAATAACTTTACCTACAACAACGACCGCGAGTAAAACCATGTATTTGGGAATAATTTATAATGCTACCGACGACAAATTCGACGTTTTAGGTTTTAATGAAGAAGCTTAAAAATGAAGTATTTTAGTTTAATATCGTTAATGAACAAAACAGCACCTTCAAACCCTCTATGGGATAGCTTGTATGCTGTTTATAAGGCAGAATCTAATGCTAATGATAGTTTAGGCGTGTATAATGGTACTGCTCAAGGTGGACTTACTTATGGGGTAGGTAAAAGTGGCAATGGCTTTGTGTTTAATGGCACGAATGCCTACGTAAGTTTACCTAACAACTCGCTGAAATTTACAGGTAATTTCTCAATAAATATATGGGTTAATGCTGGTTCTGTTGCAGGGGGTACATTCCAAGCTTTAATCACAAGTTTTTATAACGTAGCTGGAACTAATTATTACGGATTTAGGGTGGCGTTAAACGTGAATGTAGCTGAGTTTACTATTTTCAATGGTACGGCAACTCAGACAACACTTCAAGCTGGAGGAGACCCATTAACAGCAAGTTCTTGGTATATGTTAACAATTGTTAGAGAGCAAGGAGTAGGTAGTTCTATTTATGTGAACGGCTCTTCCAGTGTTAGTAATTCAAGCACAATAGACCCAGTTTATGATACTACGCAATATTGCAATATAGGTGCGTTAACTTTTTCAGGTTCTCCTTTGCAATATATGACAAATAACTCTATTATTGATGAAATATATTTCTATGACAATAGATTATTGACGGCTGGAGATATAACAGAACTATACAATGCTGGTGCTGGAACTTTTTATTAATCTAAAAACAAATAAACATGAATGTTAGACAATTAACAACAGCACAAAAAGACCTTTTGGTAGGTCAAACATGGGGGTATCAAGGACAGAAATTCAACCCTATTCTTGACAACTTAGGGAATTGGATAATCTCAAACGAAGAAGTAAACGGGTGTACACTTGCACAAGCATTGGCTATCGGTTGCGATACTTGGTTAACAAGTTTGCCAGAGATTGTTTACGAACCAATTCCAAGTGAATTACCATAACAAAAAACAAACAAATGTCAAGAACAATTAAGGAAATATACGACGCGATAATAACAGAAAAAGAAACGTTTTCTTCTTTAAATACGCTCGTACCGAACCCAGATACAGCACAAACTTTTTTGACGGATTTAACTTCAGCCTCAAAGGTCGCAATTTGGCGTTTAATGTTCTGGGTTGTCGCTGTTGCTATTTGGTCACACGAACAAATTTTCGATTTACACAAAGCTGAATTAATAGAAATCGGGAACAATTTAATAACGGGGACGAAACGCTGGTATAAAGAACAAGCATTGCTTTTTCAATACGGCGACTCGTTGCAATGGAATCCGACGAAACTAAAATACGAATACGACCCTTTGTCTTCTGGAACTAAAATTGTGACGGCTTGTTCTGTTCGCGAAGTTTCTGGACAAGTTCGGATTAAAATAGCAAAGGACGACGGCGTCGGGGGATTAGAACCATTAACGCCAACAGAAGAAACAGCTTTTACTTCGTACATGAATCAAATTAAATTCGCTGGAACAAACGTTGCGATAACAAACATAAACGCGGACGACTTAAAACTTTCTATAAACTTATATTACGACCCGCTTGTTTTGAAATCGACGGGCGAATCTATTTTGAACGCTGGAATTTTTCCAGTCGAAGACGCGATAAACAATCATTTAAAAGAACTTCCGTTCGACGGAACATTCAATTTAACGAAATTTATCGACGCAATTCAGCAAGCCGAAGGGGTTGTCGACCCTGTTTTATTAAGTTCCGAAGCTAAAAGCGGGGCGAATCCTTACGTCGCAACGGGGCAAAATTATATCGCTTCATCTGGTTATTTAGCAATCGACGGGGCTTTTCCGTTGTCTTCTGTTATAAATTATATTCCTGTTATATGATTTGGCAAGTTAATTATCAAAATTTTGTTCGCGGGTTATTTCCGTATTTTTTAAGAAAAGCCAAAAATCTGGACTTTTTGAATTCCATGATAAAAGGCTTGCAATACGTTAACGATTTATTTGTAACGTTCAGAAATGATAATATCTTTCAGCTGGCGTTTAACGGACAAATAATTTATTTAGAAAAATATTTGAATTTAGTTTATTTGAATTACGACGTTTACCCGAACAACATTCATATAATTGACGGGGCAAATGTTGACGAATTTTTTCTGTACAATAAAAGCGAACTACAAAACCCTGTTTATTTTTACAATGATTCAGAAGGACATGCCCCTGTTTATTTAGAAAATAAATCGGAACAAACTTCGCTTTCAAATTATACGATAAACATTCCAACGGCTACGATCAGCGGAACAGATTATAAAGGCATTCCGTTTGACGTTTCAATTTTAAAGAATAGAGTAAACAAATACAATAACGCGGGCAAAACGTATGAAATTGTTTACTTTTAACAAAAAATAATCAAATGAATAAACTTATTAATACGGACTTAGGCGGGTTTCCTTTCGTTCTTGACGACCTTCGGTTTATGGACGACGCAAACAGGGAAGCTTTCAAAGGTTCGTTCTTTCATTTAATCGATTCCTCGCTTGTTTCTGACGGATTTCTTTTTGATAAAAATTCTGTTTTTTCGGCTGGAACGATTGGATATATTACAGGAAATTTAACTTTTCCAGAATCTTTTTGTTATATCGACGGCGAAATATATTTGATTCCAGAAACGATTCTTTCCGCTTCGTTTACTGACGGATATTATTACAAGCTAGAAGTCGACACTTCTTTTGATTCGGCGGGGACAAAAACCTTCGAAAGTACGGCTGTTAATGAAACTTATCAAATAAGACGGGCAAAATTAACATATACGAACACAATCGTAGCGGGAACAGATATTCCAGTAATGTTCGACGATACTTCGGGATTTCTTGGGGCTGGTCATTACTTAGACAGAAACTTTACTTTTTTCGGACGTATGGCTCAAAAGTTAGGCGTCGAAGATTTAGGAATAGGAGTTTCTTTATTAAGTGGGGGATTATCGACGCAACAAAGCAAAATGGCAAACATCGAAGGGGCTTGGTCGACAATAACGTCGGCGTCAATTCTTCCTAAATTGTATTATAATGCTTCGTCCAATCCAGCCGACTATGGAACAGACAATCCTTTCACTTCCGCACCAGCTTTGACGCTTGGGGCTTCTTCGTGGTTAAAGTATAAAAAAAACGGGAAAACATTACATTTAGACTTCAATTTAATTGACTTGGAATTTCCTTCCGTAAACGGAAAATATTCTGTCGGGTCGTGGAATATTGATTTGACAGGGCTTGTTCCTTCTATTTCTTCGGTAAAAGACTTTAACGCCGTTTTAATGGCTTTTAATAACGATTTCGAGGTTTCTGGAAGCGTGGCGATTTCTGGATCAAATGTTCACGCGTCGGCACATGGTTATAAAACAAAAAGCATTATTTTTAAATTAATGAAGCCCTACGAAGATTCTGTCGCGTCGTGGAACACGTCCTATGATTCAACTGCAATTCCTATGGTTGGAACGACAAACGCAGATTTAACGCAAATGAAATGGCGAATACAAGGACAAATAACTTTAGAAATAAGCTAATAAAATGGAAATAGAAAAATATATATTAGGGCTTGCCGTCGCTGTTGTTAGCTATTTTTTAAAAGACTTGTTCGGTCGTTTTAACGAACTAAAAAAACAAGTAGATAAATTACACGACGAAAACGTTCGACTTGCTTCAAAGGTTGAAAGAATAGACGAAAAACTTCCGACGGATATTGCGAATTTAGAAAAAGTAATGAATCTAAAATTCGAACAATTTAACGTCCAGTTTGAAGAATTAAAACGGGCAATTATTCACGCTGAAAATACCATGAAAGCAAATACGGAAGCTTTTTTAACATTATTACAGGACATAAAAAAACAACATTAAAAAATGGAAGCAATAAAAAAACTAAAAGAAAAAACGCCAAAACGCGACAAAATTATAGGAAGAATTACAACGGTTTTGGCTGTTGTTAGTTCTACGATTTCAATGTCTGGACTTATTGATAATAAACCAGTATTAAAAACAATATTAGACATTTTGACGGGTATTTTGGCGAAGAAATCGCTGGAACACGGAATGCAAACGGAAGAAAATATTTAAAAAATGGACAAAATAACTATCGACCGAATAAAGTTAGCACACCCTAAAATTAGGGAAGAACTTTTAAAATTATATTTGGAATGTAACAACAAATTACTTGGAAAAGGCGTTCGCCTTCGCTTCGCTTATGTTTACAGAAGCCCAGAAGAACAGGATTTGCTTTATAAAAAACGTCCGAAAGTAACAAACGCAAAAGGATTTCAAAGCATACATAATTACGGGCTTGCTTTCGACATCGTTCTGTTATACGATAACGACGGAAACGGAACTTTTGAAGAAGCTTCATGGTCGCTAACAAAAGACGGCGACAAAGACGGAAAAAAAGACTGGTTCGAAGTTGTAGACTTTTTTAAGGCTCACGGCTGGGAATGGGGCGGGGACTGGAAAACATTTAAAGACTATCCACATTTTCAAAAAACATTCGGTCACACATGGCAAACGCTTAAAACAAAAATCGCCAAAAAAGACACAATAACAGAAAACGGAATAATTTATCCGAATATTTGATTTGTTGTCGCTTGTTCCATTTGTTACGACGACAAAAAACGAAGCCCCGATTTATTTTCGGGGCTTTTTCTTTATTTTAGAAATTTCACAAAAATTGCGTCTGTTCCGTGGCTATATTCGGGAAGTTCCAAAATTTCCCCAGTTTCTTCGTCGACAGGAATTGTTCCCAGTTCTTTGGTTTTATACAACGCTTTGTATTTAGATTCGATTCGGTCGATTTCAGATTTTTGTTTCGCCCATTCTGGAACGTTTTTAAAATTCCAACGCCCACCAACAGCCCGAACCGATATAAGAGCACCTGCGACCATTGTTTCGCCTTTTCCGTGCATTTCCGCTTCTTTTAATGCTTCTGGCTGTATTTCTTTTATTGCTTGTTCGACGTCCTTTAAAATACGCTTCAATTCGATAAAAGTATATAATGGCGAAGCAAAACCTTCGTTTACATTTTCGACGTTCTTTTTTATTTGCCCTTCGATAAAATTGTATAATTCCATTTGTTCAAAAATTATGCGGGGTTTCCCCCGCTGTTAATATTAATTAGAACGGAAGAACTTCTTTCTTTGTCCCTTGTTCTTCTGGTTGCGTTTCTGTCACAGCTTCGACAGACGGCTGTTCTGTTACTTCTGGGAACACGAACCCGCTTTCTTTATATTGCGGAGTTGTAGCCATTTTTTCGCGTAAAAATTTAGGCACTTTTTCCCATGTTACAAATAAATTTTGATAATTCACTTCGAAAACTTCCGTATAAACAGGGGGTTTTTCCATGCCTTTAATAAGTGCCGACGCGGACAAAATATCGTTATAAGATTTTCCAGTCTTCGACGTTTTTGTAGTTATAGACAACATAACAGGCAAACCTAAAAGTTTAGTAATATCGAACTTTTTAGCTTCGTCTTCCGTAAATGGAACGCCACGCCACGAATTCAAAAATTTGCGAAGGCTGGATTTTTCGTTCATGGACAATGTAAATTCTTTGGAAATAAAACGCGGAAGTTCTGGTTCGTCGTCTTTGAATTTAACAAGTTCGTTCGGAAGTTCAAACGTTATTCTTACTTTGTCGGCGATAACTGGCTTTCCGTCGAATTCGTCTTCCAGCGTTCCGATATGAATCATTTGAACACATGTTGCAACGTGTGTTCCGTTTTCGATAGGGTCAAATTTAATTCCCCCTTTGCTTTCATTTGTTGCGTAAATTGACATACTATTTTATTTTATTGGTTATTGATTAAATTTTGATACTAATTTTTCTAATTTTTCGGTAATATCTTTATCCGATTGTCTAAGCTGAAGCACATTTGTTAAACGTGCCTTCTGGCGTCCAGATTTATACTCTGGGTAAATATGAATAAATATTCCGCTAATATATTTCGGAAGCCTTTTTTTAGCTGTTATGACACGCTGTTTTAAAGCGTCCGAAGAATTGTCTTCTATTTCGGAAAGTTCTTCCATTGTTTCCGTGTAAACTTCTTTCGTTCTTTTCATCGTAAAACTTGTTTTTGTTGGTTTAAAAAATTGAATTCGCATTGTGAAATAACAACGCTTTTTCTTGGGAATAAAACGCCGTCCGACATTATTATATTATCGGCGGTCATTCGGTCGATTATTCCGACAATGTAGTCGACATTACTTTTTCGTTCGTAGTCGCGAAGAATAGTAATTTCAGACATTACGTCTTCTGGGAATGATTCCGCAAAAATCAAAGCCCGTTCAATGCTTAACTTTGTTTTTGTCGGAATTACTTTTTTTTCTTGTTTTTCCATTTGTAAAAAATTTTTATTTCGACAAATATACAAAACTTTTAATACAAAAAACAAATACTAAAAAAAAATGCAAAAAGTTTTGATGTTAATAAAAAAGCTTATATTTGTAAAAAAACAACAATGGAACAAATAAAAAGCAAGCTATCGAAAAAAGCACTTCTGGAACAGATTTCATTTTTCAAACAACAAACCGACGAAACATTTCTTTCGTTCTGTAATAGTCACGGCGACGATCATTCAATAACAAAACATGTTTTTGAACGTTGCAGAACACTAAACGAACTAATAAATAGAATTTCGCCTACACCTAAAAAAACAGGGTGCAAAAAAAGGGGGGCGTCAAAAATATTAAAGAATATAAACAAATAAAATAAAAAACAAATGGAAAACACAAACCAATTAGAAACGCTGGTTAAATCCAGCGGTTTATCAATCGAAAAAACGAACGAAATTTCGGAAGGGCTTTCTGTCTTTTTTGCGAAGGCTTCGGAATGGGCAAAAAAAGTCGATTCAATTCAAGTGACAGACCCGTCGCAAACTGGCGAAATGAAGATAGCCCGCGAAAGTCGTTTAACGCTTCGCGGGTACAGATTAGAAGCTGAAAAAATAATTAAAGGAAAACGCGAAATTTTAAAAGAAAAAATGTCCGACGACATTCTGTTTGATAAATTGCTGTTAAATGCTTCGAAAATGATAAAAGCAACCTTTGAAAATTTGGAAACAAAGCTGGAAGAAAAAGAAAAATTCGCCGAACGCTGGGAAGCGGAAAACAAAGCTAAATTAAGAAATGAAAGACTTATCCGTCTGGCTTTGTATTGCGACGACGCGTCAATTTATCCAGTTGAAAGCATGACAGCCGAAAATTTCGAAAGTCTAGTTTTAGACATGCAAGTAAGACAAAAACAACGCCAACAGGACGAACGAAACAAAGCACGTCAAGAAGCATTAATAAAAGCTGGTTTTCGCTGGAATCCGTTAAAAGACGTTTTCGAATTTGAATCCGTTTCAGTTACGCCAGAAGAAATAAAAATGTTTTCTGACACAGAATTCGCCCGTCGCGTTTTGGAAGCTGAAAACATTATTCGAGAAATTCGAGAAATGAAACAAAAAGAAATCGACGCAAAGGAAAAAGAAAACGCCGAACTTCGTCGACAGCTTGCGGACGCAAAAAAGCCAGAACAAACAATGCTAGAAAAACCTTTCGAAGAAATAGCAAAAATGACAGAAAAACAGCGTTTAATCGCTTGGGTCGAAGAAATGAAAATCGCACCTTCGCCAGTTCCGAACGCCGTCGCTATGGATATATTCAAAAAATACCACGCGTTTAAAAAATGGGCTGTTGAACAAATAAATAGCAATATAAATGAGTAAGAAAAAGTTTTTCATTGGTCAAGAAATCGACACGCGTTCGCTGGACGCGTCGTCGGTTATTTATAACGACGTTTCCGTAAAAGGGGCAAACTTAGGTATTCGTAAAATTATAGGCGTTTACAGGGATTCGCAAAACCACATTTTACAACTGGACAATAAATCAACATTAACCATTAAAATAAAATAATATGTTTGAATTTTTAACGAAAAAGAAAAGCAAAGAAGCAAAGGTCGAATTAAAGGTCATTCGTGCCGACAATTTATCTGAACTTCGGGATTTAATAAAAGCGGACAATTTTTTTGACGCTTTCGACATCGAATTGTATTACAAAATAAAAAAGCGGAAAAATGAAAATTCAAATAACAAACGCCCATAATTGTTTTGTTTGGTATAAAGACATGATAGGCGAAGTTTTGGACGTAAAATTGACGCCTTTAGGTTATAAGCCGAAGAAAAATTTTCCGTCCAATTATCGAATAGAAACCAAAAACGCAAAACGAATAAATATCTTGAAATATTACTTTTTAAAAATAAAAATCAAATGCAATTAAGACCATACCAGCAAAAACTTAAAAACGATATTCGCGACCTATTTTCAAACGGGTCGCGTTCCGTTATTTTATGTTCCCCTACTGGAAGCGGGAAAACAATAACCTTCGCCGACATTTGTTCCGATACGCTTAAAAAAGGAAACAAAGTCGCGATTGTTGTCGACAGAAAGGAACTTCTTGAACAAGCAAAAAACAAATTGAACGATTACGGATTGTTTCCCGAAATAATAACAGGCGGGAAGAAGTGGATTAACTACGACAAGCATGTTTTCGTTTGCACGGCTCAAACGCTTAAAAAAAGACATTTTCCGAATGTCGATTTATTAGTAATCGACGAAGCACACAAACAAATTTTTGACGAAATAGTCGAACACTACCTAAAACAAAAAACATTCATTATCGGGGCAACAGCGACGCCTATTCGCAAAGGCAAAAATATGAAGCAATTCGGGGCAATTTATTCCGACATTGTTAAATCTGTCGGAATAATGGATTTAATAAACGACGGCTTTCTTTGTCCAGCCAGAACGTTCGGCGTTGTTATTGAAATGGACGGCGTGCAAGTTAAAAACGGCGATTACGACGCGGGACAAATGTACGAAGCCTATTCAAAACCATTTTTATACGACGGATTGTTCGATAAGTGGCGAAAACATGCAATCGACCGAAAAACTATCGTTTTTTGTATTAACGTAAAACATTCAATCGAAACGCGCAACATGTTCATTTCAAAAGGAATAAGAGCTGAACACGTAGACGGAACGACGCCGAAAGCACAAAGGGAAAACATTCTTCATTTATTTAAAATCGGGGCGATTCAAGTTCTTTGTAATGTCGACATTTTAACGACTGGTTACGACGAACCATCAATCGGTTGCGTGGTCGTTAATAGAAGGACAAAGTCTGTTCCGTTATGGTTACAAATGACGGGTCGAGGTTCGCGATTGTTTAAAGGAAAAAAAGATTTCATTATTTTAGACATGGGCGGGAATACGACAGAACTTGGGTTCTGGGAACAAGAACGCGAATTTTCTTTATGGCATAAAGTAGGGAACGCAACAGGCGAAGCACCAACAAAAAATTGTCCACAAAAAAAGATTGAAATAAAAGAAGACGGAACTTTTGAAGAAATAGAATTCAAAGATTTAATTTCCCCAGAAGACAGGAAAAAATTCGGTTGCGGGAAAATAGTTCACGCGTCGGCTTCCGTTTGTGAACATTGCGGATATTTGTTTCCGAAATCTAAACTTCAAATGAAAGAAGCTGAACTTCTGGAAATGAACGCAAACGGAAAAGAAATTCCTTCGCACCTACAAAAACCATACAGCGAAATGACAATCGAAGAACTTATCGAAATTCAAGAATTAAAAGGATTTAAAAAACACTGGATTTTGCATAATATAGAAAAAACGGAAGACAATTTAAAAGAATTCGCAAAAATAATGGGCTACAAACCGACGTGGATTCATTACGCCAAAAAGAATATTTTTAAACAAGAAATTTAATCTATATTTGCAACCCTTAAAACATTAAAGTTTATATTATGAATGTTTCACTATTTAAAACAATTAACGACACGACAGGCGGTTTTGAAACAAACGTCGAAACGATTTTTGAAGCTATTCAGTCGGGACAATGGGTTCAGCATGTCGAACGCGTTCGTTCAGCAAAAGACAAAGCCGAACAAAGACAGCTAAAAAAATCCGTTCCTTATTTTACGGCTTCGGGGACTTTTACACACCGAAAAGACGACGGACTGAAACACCATTCTGGAATTATAGCGATTGACTTCGACGACCTAGAGGATGTAAACGACGCGAAATCTTACCTATGTTACGACCGCTTTTCGTGGTTTACTTGCGAATCTATTTCGGGGAAGGGACTTTGCGTGTTTGTCAAAATCGACCCGAACAAACACCGCGAAAGTTTCGATTTTCTCGAAAAATATTATTTTGAAAATTACAAACTTGTTATCGACAAAGCATGTAAAGATATTTCACGACCTAGATTCGTTACCTTCGACCCGAACGCTATTTTAAACGAAACGGCTGTTCGTTTAGATCTAGGACGCGAAAAACAATTCGACCCAGAAAGAATAATCGGAATCGCCGAAAATATGATTCGTTCAGCAAGCGAAGGCGAAAGACATAATCGTTTATTGAAAGCGTCCAGATTAATGGGCGGTTATGTAGGCGGGGGGCTGTTGGACGAAATGACAATCGAAGAACGTTTAAAAAATGTATGGAACGAAAGAGCATTCGACCAGTCGTATAATTACGTGCAAACAATTATTGACGGAATAGAACACGGAAAAACGCAACCAATAACGCTAGAACAATATTCCGAAAAAATTAAAGAAAACGCCGAAGAAAAAAAGAAATTTCTGGAAATACAAAAATATGCTAGAGAATTAAACAGGGCGGGGCGTAAATGGAATGGACACGACGTCGTTAATATGGGCGAACTTCATTTGATAGCAAAAGAAAAAATCGAGAGAATTTTTAAAAAAGTATTCGACGAAGAATCTGTTTATTTTGATTTTGACAACAAACCCAAGCACGTAAAAACAGAAATAATTGTAGGCGATAAATGGGAATTTAGGCGTAATGTAGTAACGCAATCGACAGACTGCCGAATAAGAGCGAACCAGAATTCAGCATTTGAAAAGGTAAACTATGACAGCGTTACGCGTTACGCTTTACATTGCGGACAAACAACTTCGCCAGACAAAATAAAATCGCTTTTACGTTCGGATTTCGTCCCAGAATACGACCCGATAAAAACATATTTCTTAAACCTTCCAAAGTGGGACGGAAAAACGGATTACATTAACAAGCTTATTTCACACATCGACTGCGAAGACAAGGATTTCTTTAGACTTATGTTTAAAAAGCATTTAGTTCGTGCCGTAGGACAAATTTTCGACCTTTCTGTAAATAGATTCGTATTCGTTTTGGTCGGCGAAAAACAATCCAGCGGAAAATCGACATTCATTCGCAACCTTTCGCCATTTAAAAACGGGGCTTATTATACAGAATCCAAAGTTCGCGACGACAAGGATGGACAATTCGCTTTCGCTGAAAATTTTATTTATAATATAGAAGAACTTTCAGACATGAAAAACACCGACGTGAACCGATTAAAAGCCATGATTTCGCAAGCGATTATAAAAGAGCGGAAACCATACGCCCACGACGTCGAAGCTGTTGCCCGTCGCTGTTCTTTCTTCGGGTCAACAAATAACGCCCAGTTCCTTACTGACACCGAAAACACCCGCTGGCTTTGTTTCGACATAAAAGAAATCGATTGGAGCTATACAAATATCGATATTTCCGAAGTATGGGCACAGGCTTTTTCTCTTTGGCAAAACAAAGAATTTAATTCACAATTGACAAAGGACGAATTCGAACACCAAAGTAAACAAAATAAAAATTATGAAGTTTCGGACACAGGCAAGGAATTAATCGCGAAATATTTTCAAAAATGCGGGAAAGAAGACAAATATTCGAAGTTTTTTTCTGTTGCGGATATTGTTTCACATTTGAATTTTGAAACTGGCGGGAACGTAAAATTTAACGACAGAATTATAGGAAAAAATTTAATTCAGTTAGGATTTGAACAAGGTCGAAAAAAGATAAATGGACAAATAATTCGCGGATATTTCGCAAAACAGATACAAGGTCAATATACAGACGAAGGCGAAATTTTTGATTCCGAAATAATTTCAAACGAAGAAAATCTTCCATTTTGAACAATCTAATGGCAACCTTTTTTCTAATGGCAACCTTTCAAAGCCCCGAAAACACTAGCGTTTCGCAAAAAGGTTGCCGTTGCCACTTAAAATTTGAAAACTTTTCCCTTTTTATTAATATATATATATTTTATAAAGTTTATGAAAAATATAGGTTTAATGGCAACCTTTTTTCTGGAAGCCCCGCCGTTATTGGGCTGAAGAGGTTGCCGTTAAGGTTGCCGTTAACATTTTCTAATGGCAACCTTTCCTGTAATTAACTGAAAAACAAACATTTAAAGGTTGCCGTTAAGGTTGCCGTTAAAAAAAACCAAAAAAAAATGCAAAAAGAACACGATTTACAAGCGAAAATTTATAAAAAAGTGGTGAACGATTTTAACGCGTTTTCCGACCTTTTTTTTTCCATTCCGAACGGAGGGAAAAGAAATTTAATTGAAGCTTCCAGATTAAAACAAACAGGGGTCAAAAAAGGAGTTCCAGACATGGAATTTCTATTAAACGAAAAAACCTTCTTTTTTGAAATGAAAACCGAAAAAGGCAAAACTTCAATCGAACAGAAAAAATTTATTTCCAGATTGAAAAAAAACGGATTTCCTGTTTACATTATCCGAAGCGAAGAACATTTTTTTAATATTTTTTTATTTATAATTTTTGAACAAATGAAACCAACTTTCACAGAAGAACACATTCGTCAATCTTACACAGATTTAATGAAAATTTACGACGTCGAATTAATGGGGTTAAAATTTGAGGAATGGGAATATCAAAATAAAATCTGGAAATTTATTTTTGATATGAAAATCGATTCCAGAATAATAATTTCCGAAATATGCGAAAAAAGTAATATCGAAAAATTTACTAATTTTGTAAGAAAATTTATTATTTTGGAAATGGACAACGCGAACGGATTTACTATTCAATTTTCAGCGGATTATTCAGCTTTTCAAAAACTAAAGAAATTTAATTTTAACGTATGATTACTTACTTTATTGAACGAATAAACAGACAGATTTCTAAACTTATTTTTGTATATTCCTTTTCTTCTGTAAATTTAGACCAGATTACAATCGGAAAAACAATTTTTGTAATGAAAACAGAAATAATAAAAACACCGAAAAAATGAAACAAGAACCTAAAAAAAGAGGGCGACCAAAAAAATTAGCAAACCCTTCCGATTTATGGGACGCCTTCCAAAGATACAGACAATGGACAGCCGATAACCCATTTAAAGTTCACGACTTCAAAGGAAAGGACGCCGACGAAGTTTTTATAAAAAAAGAACGTTGTCTTTCAATGGAAGGATTTTCTAATTTTTGCTGGGAATATAAAATTCACGGATTCGTCGACGACTATTTTCATAATAAAGAGGGGCGTTATACAGACTTCGCCACTATCTGCACGCGTATTAAAGCAATCATTCGCGAAAACCAAGTCGCTGGGGGAATGGCTGGGATCTTTAATCCTTCCATAACACAAAGATTAAACAACTTAGTCGAAAAATCGGAAGTAAAACAGGAAACGACCGAAATAAAACAAGTTTTTAAAATCGGCGACCAGATTATAAGCTTCGATTAAAATAATTGGTATAGGTGCAAAAACTTCCTTCCTCAATAGAACACAAATAAGCCGTAAAAATTATTACGGCTTTTTTTTATTATTTGTTTGCAAACACAAAAGTTTTAGTATATTTGTAGAAATTTAAAAACTAGAATTATGATTTTAACGATTTCGGCGGTTTTATTCGCATTAATAGGAAAACATATCGAAAATGAAATGAAGCTTCGGAAACGTATGCGAGAATACAAAAAAAAGCTATTTACCGATGATAGACCTAAGTACTGGAGCTAACGGCAAACGTGTATGCGTAGGGCGATTTATTAACGATAAAATTAAATATAAATGGATAATATAAAACAAGTTGTAAAGGATGTTAGATTTTTGATAGCGACAGATTGCTGTGATGAAACGATACAATCAAGAATTGAAAATTTTATTAATGAACGAGAACAAGCCTTACGCATACACGATGTTGTAGGGCGAAGCGAACAGTTTACTTTAGAGCAAATGAGACAAGCCTTTGACGCAGGAGCTTGGGAGCACCATATACACACGTTTGATAGTTGGATTAAAACTCTAAAGTAAATTGCCTCTAACTAACGGCTAAACGAGATAAAACAAGGTAACAATGAACACAATTACAGTTACTTATACTCTATATTGGCAACTTGAACGAACGGGGTTAAGTATTGTTACCCAACGAATTTTATACAACACGATAATGTGTCTGGCAATAACACTTAACCCTTGTTATGTGCCGTTTTTATTTGAATTATGAATCACGAATTTGCACAAGATAAAATAAATAAATCAGACGAATTTTATACGCTTGAATATGCTATAAAACCATTATTGAAATACATAACAAGTGGTAAAACTA